GCTTGACTTTCTATGTTTAACAAATAAAAGATTAATATTTGTTGACGAAGACATTAATTTTAAGGAACCCAAGACAACAATATATTCTGTTCCTTATAATCAAATATCAGGAGTTGGACTAGAAAAGAAAGTTACTGGATTCACTGATAAGCTGATACTCTCTACCAGAGCTAAGAACTTTGAGTTGAAATTTATTAAAGGAACAAACATTATAGAAGTTAACAATAAAATAGTTGAAAAGATACTATAGAGCCTTTAAAGGCTCTTTTATTATGTCAAAATAAAATAGGTTCTTCCAGGACTTTGTTAAATAGCGGGTGCTGGCGAGCCCAAATGTTCGCTAGCTAAGAATCAAAAAAGGTCATTTCGTTTTCGCTTTTTAGGTTCTGGGAAATATTTTTAAGGAGGTGGGCTAAACATTTTGAATTCCAATAGTTTGAAAGAAAAAAATTTCATAGTTACAACTGCTGAATTATGCGAAATCTTAGATCTTAGTTCGCGGCGCATTCAACAATTAACAAAAGAAGGTGCATTAATTAGAGCTGAGCATGGTAAATATGATTTGCCTGCTTCCATTAAAACGTATATTGAATACTCTACTGAATCGACAGATGAAGAACTAAATAAGGGTACTGAAGAAACGCTATTAATTAGAGCCAGAAGACAAAAGGCAGAAATGGATCTTGACATTATGCAAGGTAATGTTCATAGGTCCGAAGACGTTGAAATAATCATGAATGATATGCTTGCTTCTTTTAGAGCTCAATTACTAGTTTTACCTAATAAGGTTGCACCATTAATAATAGCTCAGACGGAAGTTGAATTAATTAAGACCATTATTAAAAAGTATGTGAATGAAGCTCTTCAAGAATTATCAGATTATGATCCGGATATGTTTTATGCAAAAAGTAAAAACAAGATAACGGATGAGGAAGAAGAAATAAAAGTGGCAGAGAATAAGGAGCCACCAGATGCTAAAAAGCGTAAGCGCAGCACAAAAGACTAAAAAGCTTTTTAAAAAACTTGCTAAAATAATGGCACCTCCGCCTGACTTATCCGTATCTGAATGGGCAGATGCATATCGTAGACTTTCATCTGAAGCGTCAGCCGAGCCTGGTCAATGGCGTACAGAACGTGCACCATATCAAAAGAAAATAATGGATGAAATTAATAATCCTAGAGTTGAAACACTTGTATTGATGACAAGCGCCCAGGTAGGAAAGACGGAAATCATATTGAATACAATAGGGTATTTTATAGATTATGATCCGTCACCAATAATGGTTATGCAACCTACAGTTGAAATGGCAGAAACATTTTCTAAAACAAGACTCGCTCCTATGTTGAGAGATACTCCTGCACTAAAGGGTAAAGTAGCAGATATTAAATCTAGAAATAGTGGTAATACAATATCAGAAAAGTCATTTCCTGGCGGTGTTATTGTAATGGTAGGAGCTAACTCAGCATCAGCTCTTGCAAGTAGACCAATAAGAATACTACTAGCAGATGAGGTCGACAGGTTCCCGGCAAGTGCAGGTACTGAAGGAGACCCAGTATCTCTGGCTGAGAAAAGAACAACAACATTTTCAAATAGAAAAAAGATATTTGTTTCGACACCTACAATAAAAGGTGCCAGTAGAATTGAAAAATTCTATAATTCTAGTAATCAGCAACATTGGTATTTACCTTGTCCATCATGTGGTGAACATCAACAATTAAAATGGGGACAAATAGTATTTGAGTATGATAAATCTGAAGAGAAAGCAAAAAATGTTAAGCATAGATGTAAGTTTTGCGGTTTTGCTCATGGTGAATATGAATGGAAGGCTGGTGAAGGTAACTGGATAGCTGATAATCCCAAATCTAGTATTATTGGATTTCATATAAATGAATTGGCCAGCCCATGGAAACATTGGGATGAAATTGTAGTTGACTTTATGCAAGCTAAAAAAGATGGTAAAGAGTCTTTGAAAGTTTGGGTCAACACTTCTTTAGGGGAGACTTGGGAAGAAAAGGGAGTCGGGCTTGAATCTGATGAACTGCTAAATAGACGTGAGGAATATGGCTGTGAAGTACCAGATAAGGTAGCAGTACTTACTGCAGGTGTTGACGTACAAGATAACCGTTTAGAGTATGAAGTGGTTGGCTGGGGAATCAATAAAGAATCTTGGGGTATTGAGTATGGTGTCTTAATGGGAGATCCTGGTCAAGAGTTTGTTTGGAAAGCCTTAGATGATATGCTATATAAAACATTCCCAAGAGAAGACGGGACACAGCTTAATATTATGTCAACATGTATAGACTCAGGAGGTCATCATACTAATAGCGTATATAAGTACTGTAAAGACAGAGAGGTTCATAGAGTATGGGCTATTAAGGGTATAGGTGGTTCAGGCCATAATTTTATCAAAAGACCAAAAAGACGTGAACAAAGTGGGGTTTATTTATTCACTATTGGCGTTGATGTTGGAAAAGATACAATTGTATCGAGATTAACAGCTAAGCCAGAACAAAATGGATATTGCCATTTCCCAATCGAGCATGAAAAAAGATATGATGATGATTACTTCAAAGGACTGACTGCAGAGCATAGGGTAACTAGATATAATAATGGCCAGGCAGTAATCAAATGGGAGTTGAAATCCACTTCATCTCGAAATGAACCATTTGACTTAAGAAACTATGCCACAGCTGCCTTAGAAATACTGAACCCTAACTTAGAAGCAATTTTAAATCAATTAAATGGTGGACAAAGTATTGTTTCTAAGAAAATAAAGAAGAAAAGGCGAGTTGTCTCAAAAGGGATAAGTTAAGCACCTTCATGGTGTTTTTTATTTTAGAAAAAAGAGGTGTGAAATGGATTTAAATACAGCAAATCAGCATCTTGAAGCATGGCTACAAGCAGAATTAGCCGTATCAACAGGACAGTCTTATAGGATTGGTACCAGGCAATTGGAAAGGGCTAACTTAGCAGAAATAAAAGAGAGAATAACATATTGGCAAAAAGAAGTATCTAGGCTCTCAGGTAAAGGCAAGAGGAAAGTATTTAGAGCTGTTCCTAGAGATTTATAAAGGATGTGAGGAAATTTGAATGTATTGGATAAGGCGATTAGTTATGTATCACCTAATGCCGGTTTAAAAAGAGAAGTTGCACGACAAAAAATTAAAATGCTTAATTCAGGCTATGGAGAACATGGAGCTAGTTCTAAAAAGAAAAGCTTATTAGGATGGCTAACATCACCTCGGTCAGTATTGGAAGACATTGAACATAATATTCCAAAACTGAGAGCACGCTCAAGGGATTTATATATGGGAGCGCCGCTTGCTACAGGAGCACTGAAGACTATAAGAACTAATGTAGTTGGAAGTGGCTTAAGATTAAATGCTCAAATAGACTATGAGTACCTAGGTATGACCTTAGAAGAGGCGGATGCATGGGAAACTAAAGTTGAAAGAGAATTCAACCTCTGGGCTGAATCACCACATTGTGATGCTCAAAGGATGAATAATTTTTATGAAATTCAACAACTAGCTTTAATCTCTCAATTGATGTCCGGAGATTGTTTTGCTACGTTGCCCTTAATACCTAGAGTGTACATGCCGTATGACTTAAGGATTAATCTTATTGAAGCTGATAGGGTGTGTAATCCTAATAATCACATAAATTTTGACAACAAGATTATTAACGGTGTTGAGATAAATACATATGGAGAAGTAGTTGCGTATCACATTGCTCAAAAACATCCTGGTTCTGTTACGCTAGCAAAAAATACATGGGTTAGAGTTAGAAAGTTTGGAGAGAGAACCGGAAGACCTAACGTGATACATTTAATGGAATCTGAAAGACCAGAACAACGAAGGGGAGTTCCTATACTTGCACCGGTTATTGAGACATTAAAACAGCTGTCAAGGTATACCGATGCTGAATTAATGGCTGCTGTCATAAGCGGGATGTATACAGTCTTTATCAAGACTGAAAGTCCAGATACTGAGGCACCAGGACAATATGTGAGTCCGACGGATCAATTAGAAGATGATGACAATGATATAAACTATGAAATAGGCAATGGTGCTATAGTAGCTCTTGGAGAAAATGAGAGCATAGATGTAGCGAATCCAGGTAGACCAAACACAGCTTTTGATGGATTTGTTGCGTCAATGTGCAAGCAAATAGGGACAGCTTTAGAAATCCCATATGAGTTACTTCTTAAACACTTTTCTGCATCCTATTCAGCAAGTAGAGCGGCTTTACTTGAGGCATGGAAAATGTTCAAGATGAGGCGTTCTTGGTTGGCTAATGACTTTTGCCAGCCTATTTATGAAGAGTTCTTAGCTGAGGCTATAGGCAAAGGCAGAATAAGTGCACCAGGATTCTTTACTGATCCGGTAGCAAAAAAAGCTTATAGCACAGCTGAGTGGAATGGCCCATCTCAAGGGCAGATAGATCCACTTAAAGAAGTTAACGCAGCACAAAAACGTGTTGAAAATGGATTTAGTACAAGGACTAGAGAAACTGTAGAACTTGGTAATGGTGACTTCTTCAGGAATAATAGATTAAGAATTGTGGAAGAAAAACTAAGGAGAGAAGGTGGGTTGACTTCAGAAAATAATACTTCAACTGATGAAGATACAGATGACCCCGATGAAGGGGATATTAAAGAAATAGGGAGATTAGGAGGTGAAAAAGATTAGTGGCTAAGATAAAAATTAAAGGCGTAATT